ACACGCCACCTGGAGTTACTGCCCCTGATACAAATGCTTTATCGATAACAATATTATAAGCATCAACTACTTTTAAGATTGTATACGTTCCTGATGCTAATTGAGTATTATCACTTGAAGTAATATAAACAGATTCCCCTTCATTAAAGTAATGAATTTCATCACTTGCGGTTGGAGTAGCTCCTGGCACTGCTTGACCTAAATTAGTTTTGCCTGCTACTACTGATGAATATGTAAAATCAGCATAAGCCCATTGAGTTTGATGTAAATTATTTTTTATCTTAAATGTTTTAGATAACTCGTGGTATATATCTAAGTCATTATCTTTAGCTTCTGATTCGCAGATAATAGGAAACTCAGCTTGATTTATGTTGAATTTTACCTCAAATTCATTATACGCTTTATTCTTTTTAGTAGTAGTATTACTTTTTATTATCATTCTTATTGGGGCAACAGATTTTACCTGAGACACCATTGATGTAGTTAACAATTTATCCTTTTGGTCTACAATCTCAATTACCGATTCAGATCTTCTAAAAGCAATATTACTTGCTCCAATATTAACTCCATTTGAGTCGTACATAACAAAAGATTTGTACGCACCAGACTCAATAAACCATTCTTCTATATTTTCATATCTTGCAGGGCTAATAAATCTTTGGACACCTGCCTGAGAAGATGCGTTTTTAGTATCCCTTAATATCTCTAATTCTATAATAGCTCCAGACTCTATCGCTCTATCTTTTAAATTAGGCGCAGGAGTTGGAGACCATGAGTTTAATGGTACTATTGCGATTCCTCCCCACTTTTCTGAATCAATTTTTCCCCAAGGAATACAAGTTCCGCCAAATACAGTAGGAATAAATGGACCACCTACCCATGATATAGCTCTACAGTTTATCTTCCATTTATCTCCGATTGTTAATCCTAAAGATGCGTTTATTTTTATGGTAAATATAGTTTGACTCACTCCATTTACTATAACTTGAATAGGGATATTTCCTGCTGTTATATTTTTAGTTATCCAACTTCCACTACCTGTAAAGTCAAGAGTATACCTAAATGTAGTTTGCGATAATATCTCTACTGTTACCCTTTTATCTCCTAATGGAGCTGAACTATTGTAATATGTAGTGCCTAATGTTAGCGCATTTTTATTTCCTTTTCCGTAAAAAATAGGCTGTTCCACATACGGACCATTGTTTGCATCTAATCCTACATTATAACTTCCATTGTATCCAGAAGAAGAACAAACATAAGTATACACTTTATCTGAACTAAACTCAGTTGGATCGTCTACTTTTATTTTAAAATAAAGACCTTCAAGTTCTACTGTCTTGTTGTAAGAAATAAATCCTGATGGCTGATTGTCTAACTCAAGAATTTTATATTTCTTATTGATAAGCGTAGCACTCTTTCCATTTGATTTAAATATAACATATCCTCCAACTTTGAATTTATCTCTGTCAGATTCGTTTATTAAGAAATATCTATAAACTCCATCAGTATAATAAATCAATGGAAATACATTGTAGTAATCTGTTTTGCTTTGCTTTATTACAACACGATAATTTGTAGCCCAACAAGGTGGAGCACTTTTTATATTTAGAACTAAACTATTCGCTGTAATAGATTGTTTTGCAGGTATATAGGTTGTATTTCCTTCAGAAGTAAGTACAGTAGTTGAACGTCCATATTTATCTAAATACACAATACCTACCTCGTAATCTCTATCTGAACGAAAAGTTGTATAAGGAATATTTGTAGTAGTTAACGCTGTAGAAATATAAGTCAACTTCATATCTACATTTATTTCTTTATTCGTACAATCTTTAATATCGTAGAACTGAGTATAATTAGCGTACATCAATCTGCTCCCTACAAAATCTTGTGCTTTTGCTAGTAATGGAACGTTGTCAAATAATCTCGTAGCTTGATCTGCTGAAGTAATCGTATATATCTTATTATTACTAAACTTAAAATCGTAAGAATAATTGTTCAATAGATTTAACTTCTTTTTGTTAATAGTCTCTATAATGCTAATGTTAGTATTACGAGTATCTCTCATTAATACTTGAACGTCAGTAACATTCTCTCCACCTGTAAGTACAGTTATGTTTGCGCTATTAAAGTAGTTTGACATAGATTTATTATTACCACTAGAATAATCTAAGAAGTAATTTCCAGGAACAAAAGATACAGCACTAAATGGACTCATTGCGCTATACTGACCGTCTTTATATTTGTATCTATAAGAGAAGTATAAGAACTTTTCAGACATATTATTAGCCTCAGTTCCATCATTGAATAATGATATCTTAGGAGCGTTTAATGGAGGTGCTAATATTACGTTTAAGTCATCAACAATACGAGCATCATCAACTCCATAAGATTTTGCTCTAGATATATTTACTCTTCTTGGAGGATTGTAATTATCTGTCCAATATAAAAAACCATTGATGTAATTAATTCCTGTGACAATATATTGCTGATTAAAATTAAGTTTACTCGCAGTTGTTGGAGTAGCTTTGTTTGATTGAATGACTCTAACAGTCGCACCAGTAACCTCATTGTATTCATATATTCCATCAAACTTATCAGATGCAACCAACCAATAGATAAGATTATCTCTTTCGTATTTAGTCGCACCAATCGTTCTACAATTAGCCAATGTTTGTCCTGATATAACTGACAAATCAGCTATCAACGTATTCCCAAGAGAATTTTGTACAGAACCTAATTTATTAGTATCCGTATTGTCAATTGATATATTCAACGCATCTCTATAAGTACCTTCAGCAACAAGCCTTTCATCAAGGTCTTTGCTCATCTTACTCTTTAGAAAGCCATTCGTTATTTCCGCCATTATTTAATGAATTTTCCTTGTCCTCTTAAAGACATTAATAATCTACCTGGGTGTAGGTTGCTTAATCTTATTTTAGCGTTTCTTAGCTCTGCTGTAGAACGTTTCTTAGCTAATTCTCTATCGTAAACAGTAATGTTTGATTTTGCTGATAAAATCTTCCATACAGTATAAGCGTATACAAATTCTTCTGTAAATTTATGAATCCATATATTTCCATTAACACCATTCTGCATTCCGTCAGATATGTACTCAAGGATAACTAAATTTCCTGTAATGTCTGAAGAAAAATCAATAGCTCCTCCATTTACTCTGAACGTTGGTCCTTGATGTGCATTAGATACGTCCATACCAAATTTAGCACCAACAGAGAAAGTAAAGTACCAATTGCCGTCATAATACCAACCGTAATATCCGTTATATAATCCATTTCCTAAGTATTGAGAAGGGCTTAATCTATTTAAATCTAATGATGAAACGTGAGTAGTTATATTACCATTTATATCGAATAATACGTCTCCAGTTGTAGAATCTTGATCGTACGCAACTGCTGTATTAACTCTTCTATCTTCATATAATGGATGAAGTCTACCATCGATACTAACAGACATACGAACATAATTCACGTAGTCAGGAGGTAAGATGAATTTCAAGTCTTCATCTACTCTTAATTCTACTGATTTAACTTCTCTTAAAGCATCGTAATTAAGCTGTTTAATTGCTTGCTTCATGTGGAAAATTATCTCATGTCTCTTTACGATATTTATCTGTTTATCATTTCCAACATACATTATTTGAAAATTTGTAACAGCCTCGTCTAACGTAAGCTTTTCATAAGAACCCCAATTCGTTGGATCTGGAGCACCAGTACCATTCTGATAATACTGCTGATTATTAATATATGGCATTTATTCTATAATTTAGTTTCTATATCTTGAATTTCATCTGCTTTTGCTACCTGATTTACATCAGCCTCTCTTATTGTCAATCCTGCATATTGTAGAATCTTAATAATCAAATTAGTCTCTTCGCTAGATGGCAGCTCAAAGTCTTGGTAATCAGTAGCACCTTGATTGAATATAGGCTCTCCACCTGCTAGAGATGTGTATGTCCATTTCGGATCTTTTGGATATCTAATATAATCAGCCGTCATATTACTGATGATTGTGGTTGGATATACCTTTATTCCATTCTCATCTAATGTATAGATAGGGTAATCTATTGTTGGAGCAATATCTTTTGCTTTAATCAAATATTTAATCTTAGTTCTAGGAACTTTCTCTACATCTACAACATCGTTATAAGTAAGTCTATTTATTTTGTAAGCTTTTGGTTCAGCTAATAAAGCAGGGTTAGTTCCTGGATAGAAGAATTTACCTGTGATACCATTGATATTAAGTACTCCATCAACAACTGCGAATCTATCAATAACCTCAGCTATTTTTTCAGGGATATCAGCATATTCACCTCCGTATTTATAATCTACTGAAGTTCTTGTTTGTTTTAAATCTCCGTTCTGTTTAGCGATTGCTTTAGAGTAATCAAAGAAATACTTTTCAAATAAATCTAATTGTGCTTGTTTGGCAAATTGATTAAACTCTTCAGGTGTTATATAACCTCTATTATCTTTATTGATAAGATACAAGACTGTATTTCTAATGTTATTTATCATCTTTAAATATTATTATGCAAAGATAATAAAAAAGGCACTACCAAAACTGGAGTGCCTCTTAAAGGTATTTTATGTTTTAGTTATTATGCGATAGCAATAGAACGAGCTACAATTCCTGTAGGCATTTCTAATTTAACTGAAACTTGTGGGTTTTGTTTGAAGTTCTCAGCCTTCAATAAAGCCGCTTGAATTGCTTGACGAACAGATACTGAAGTAGATGCTACAGGTCCATGAGTCAATGTGATGATATCTGTAGAACTATTACCAGAACCGATTGCGATTGTAGCAGTAGTTGTAGATGCTTGTTGAACTAAAACAGCATCTTGAATGTTGATTAATTGCTCAGTTTTAGATACAGCAGAATAGATAACATACGCTTTACCTGTAGGCATAACGTCTGGAGTTACTGACAATGTTGTGTTACTATCTACAGCAGTAACTGTTGCAGAAGTACCATCAGTTGTATTAACGATAATGTCTCCTACGCTAACCGTAGTTAAAAAGTTTTGTCCTGATTCAACTAACTTGTTTGCAGTAGTTGATGAAGTCGTTCCTGAGTCAACGACATCGTTTAAGTAAACGCTTAAATATTTAGCCATTTTGTTTTTTGTTTTTTATTAATAAAGTACAAAGATAATAAAAAAAGGTAATTAAATTAATAACTACCTTTTATTTTTTTAGAACTGTGCTTTTAAGAACTCGTAGAACTCATTCCCTGCATCTGATTGCAACCATGATGCGAATGTTCCTACAGCATCTTCTCCGAATGGTACTGTCAAGATTTTCTTCTTGTTGTCTTTAAGGTTGTAGAAAATATCTTTACCTCCTCTTAATTGAACGTACAATTGGTCGAAAGCTCTTTGAGCAACATCGTTTAAATCAATATCTGGATCATTCAACGCTTCCATAAATTCTTGTGGATTGTTACGTGCGAATAATAAAATGTCTCTTTTTAATTCTTGAGATGTAAGTTTAGATACGTCTCCAGGAAGGTAGATTCTTCCAATAGCCTCCATTTGTTTGATATCCATTTGTCTTGCAGCAATCATTGCATCAACCTCACTAAATAACTCTTCGATATCTAATTCAGCCTCTACAGCAGGATCGAACTCATAGAACTCATGTCCACCATTCTTTGTGTTACCAGGGTGGTAATGTAAGAATAATTGTAATGTAGGATTTGTTTTTGGAACAACTAACGTTCCATCTTCAAAAACGATAGGCTCAATAATAGCTGTACTATCTTGCTCGTCTTGAAAAATTGTTTTTTGATTTCTCGCATATCTTAATGCGTAATTCTGATTATCTTCAGCATCAAAGTAAAGCAAACGTTTATTGTTTGTATCTCTTGATTGTAAGAAGTAAGATAATGGGGATACATCTCCTTTTAAGATGTAAGTTCTTTCTTTTGAATCTAATTTAGGTAATACCTTTTTTTCTGTTGTTGTCATTTGAATTTGAATTTAAATTGTAAAAAATAAAGAGAGCCTCACTAATGAGACTCTCTTGTATTTATTCTTATGCTTTGAATAAGAAGAAGTTGTTAGCACCTAATGTACATAAAGCTCTTTCAGATAAGAAATGAACTTCCATAGCATCTAAGTCGCTAGTTACAGCTCCACCTGCAGAACCAGTCATCCAAGTTTTTAGCTTACGATTTTCTGCTTCATTTGCTCTATAACGAACGTGTAAGAATGGACGTTTAGCGTTTTTACCTAATACTTCATCGTATACAGTTGTAGTACCTGCAGGAATTAAAACTCCATTAACAGCTCCACCTACTAAATCTCCACCTCTTAAAGCAGCATCATTTAAGTATTTCCAATCAGATTTGTAGAAGTCATAACCTCTTCTGAATCCTGAGAAACCTAGGTTTAATGCCATATCTTTATCGTTATCGAAAAGACCATAAGAAGTACCACCTGCTCCGTAAGAGTTTTGTGTAGCTAACATATCATCGATATCGAAAGAGAATTTACGATTAACAAATAATGCGTTCTCAGAGATAGCACCTTGTTTGTCTAAACGAGCAACAACTGTATCGAAGTCAGCTAAAGAAGATGGGTTACCACCACTCCAAACGTTACCTCTAGATTCGATTGCAGCAAATAAACCTTCAGATCCAGCAGCAGAACCACCTAAGTAAGTTTTAGCAGCAGAAGATGCATCAGCTTTAATATGCTCAACCATCATCATTTCTAAGTAGTTTTCGAAACGTAAACGAGTTTCGTGCTCAGATTTCAAGTACCATAAGTATCCTGATGCTCCGTTCTCAGTAGTAACCTCAATCCAACCGATTTGAGCCATGTCAGAACCAGATACAGAATATTTATCTTTAATGATAACTGGTTTTACTTCGAAGATTTGTGGTTCAGCCTCTAAAGAACCTGTCATTCCGTTAGCACCTTTTTGGAACTCAGAACCATATACGTAAGCAGTAATAGTCTCAGCAACAGCAAATGGAGATGCAGATACGTTAGTGTAGTAAGCAACTGTGAAAGTTGAAGTAGTAACAGCAGTAATAATTGCTTTTGCAGAAGCTCCTAAAGAACCGCTTAAGAAAACAACTTGGTTAACTCTAAAGTTACAAGTACCTGAAGGCAATGTAAAAATCTCAGTACCTGCTGAATAAGTACCATGAGTTAATCCTGTATATTTTGTATGCAAACGACCTTGCTCATTCCATTTGATCAAATCTGATGCAGATGGTAACTCAGCACTTACGTTACGTAAGAAAGATGCGATTGAACGATTACCATAACGCTCGAATTCTTTTTCGTAAGTGTCTGGTAAGTATTGACTCAAGAAGTCAAAAGATGTGATGTAGTTAGTTGGCAATGCTGCCTTTACTGAACTTGGAGTAAGTGAATACCCTGGTGTGTTTAATGTACCTGCCATTTTGTTTTTGTTTTAGATTAACGTTTTTTTATTTTTAAACCATTTCCAAAGTCATTGTCGATAGCTTGTACTCTAAATCCATTTTGTGGTGTTGGCGTTGGAGCGTTTCTCGTCATGTCAATGTTTTTAGAATCCTTCTCAATACCTGTAGCCATATCAGCTTTACCTTTTTCATAAAAGAATTTAGCAAAACCTTCTGGATTTTGAGCAACCGCAATAGCTTTATGGAAAGCTTCAGCATCCTTTAAGTAACCTTTGTCATCTAAGAAAGACGATACGAAGTTATTTAAACTTGACTGTTGCTCTTTAAGTGTCTTTGGATCTGCAGGTTTATAAACAACTTTATTATTTTCATCAATATTAAATCCGAAACCTTCGAACTTGTCAGAAAACAATTCTTCTGTTTTACTTGCAAAATACTCAGAACGCTTTAAGTTTTCCTCTTGCTGTTGAGCAATGCTTTGTTTATTCGCTTTAAAAGCCTCATAAGTATCTCTCTCTTCTTGTGGAACGAAAGTCTCTCTTGACTCAAGAGGAACTTTATATTGTTCTTTAAGACTGTTGAAATATTCTTTAGCCTTTGCAACTTCTTTTTTAAATGATACTTGCTTATTCTTGATTTCTTTAGAATCATCTAAATCTTCATCGTACTTAAACTTCTCTAACTCAAACTCGATAATCTCTTCATCGTAATCTGGGTTATTTGCTTTATAGTAATCAGCAAGTAATCTCTCAGGACTTTCATTCTCGTAGTTCTTGTTTAAACTAACAAAATCTTCAAACGAACGACCTGTTTCTTTTTTGTACTTTAAGAAAGCAGATACGTCTTCAGGTAATTCTTCATTTGCTTGTCGCTCTTGGAATAACTCATCTAACGTATTTATTTCCTTTCCGTATCTTGTTTTTAAGTGAGAGATAATTGTGTTATCATCTAACTCTAAACTATTATTTTCTTCAATCGGAGTCTCGTTCTCTACAACTGGTGTTTCACTTCCAGGAGTTAAATCTTCCTCTTTATTTTGTTCTTCCTCATGAGCTTTTAATAACTCATTCTCTAATTCAACTTTAGATTTCTCTTCAAAGTTTACTTCTTTTACTGTAAATTCAGCCATTATATTTGATTTAATTTGTTACAAATTTAACAATTTATTTTTAATTAGTTATCTAGGTTCAAATGAAGCTAGATCAAACGCATCTAACGAATCATTTGTAGACTCAAAATCTACAGGAGGTAAGTTGTTTTGTCTTTGCTCGATTAACTTAGATTGAGCAGCAGCTTGTTTCTTAACTCTCTCATCCTTAGCTTCTTCTTTCTTTTGCTCTCTTTGTTGTAATGATTGCGTTTCAATACCTTTCAACTGCATATTATAATTGAACTCAAGCTCCATTAATTCTTTTTTGAACTCAACTTCCATTTGCATTTTCTTGATTTCCATTTCAGTCTCGACTTGCTTAACGCTAGATTTAGCCTGAGCCTCCATTTGGATTGCTTGTTGTTTAGCTTGAGCAGCAAACTGTTGAGACTCCATGTTATTCTGTTGCCCCATCTGAAGCTCAGCCATCTTGTTCTTTTGGTCTCTATCCTGTTTTCTACGTCTTTTTACTTTAAGTAATTCGTTAGCTAACTTCAAGTTTTTAATCATACGAATATCAATAGCATCCTCAAGATCAATTTGGTCTCTATTAAGTGCCATCTGAATATTAGCTTCTGTCTGTGCTCTTTCTTCTTCGTCTGGATCTAATTCAATGAATATCCCAAAAGAATGCAAGTATAAATCTTTAATATCCTCTAATATAGCAAGATTGTAATTACCTATCTGCATTGCGAATTCCTCTTTGAAGTCTGCATATTGTAGGATATCATTAATACGTAATGATAAAGCGTTCGCTAATTTTCTTGTAATATTTAATCCTCCTTGAAGTACGTGTCTTGTTGCTGTATTACTATTTAATGCTGCCAACTTCTGAACACCAACCAAGGCATCAGGAGACGGCATCGAACCGTCTCTAGCCTCGTTTAATCCAGTACAATCTCGGATCATATTTAAGTTGTGGTTGTAGTCATTAATTAATGCTTGCATTTTAGATTGTCCACTATTGCTTGTAAGTTCTTGAATTGGAACTCTAGCATTGTTGAACTCACCATCTCCAGTATAAGAACGTCCAATAACAGAACCTGTTTGGAAATAAAGCTTTAATGCATCTTCAGGGTTATACGCTGCTCCTGTACCTAAATCTACTTCAGACATACCATCAGCATCAATGAATACCCCATCAGGAACTATTCTTGATTTTACTTGCTGAAGTTTTAAGTGTGTTAACTGAATTTGATCTGCAAATGGAATCATACGTCTAACCAAAGATTCGATGTTTCCTTTATACATACGAGGAGCTAACATCACATAGTTAGGTAACGCTTTCTGACTTGCTGTATTAGGTCTTAACATATTCTTTGACAATTGCCATTGAATTAAAATGTTTGAACCTAACACTAAGATACCTTCATACCAAACTTCTTTAGTAGTAGCTAATCTTTCAAATTTATCTTCTTCAGTTGGGATTGGATTGAATGAGTCATCTTTCTTAATTACTCTCTCTCCTCCGTTCTTTAATAATTTCTTTTTGTATACGTAATTTCTATTAGTCTTATAGTTGAATCTTAGTATAGTTACTGTCTCATTACCTAATACATCATCTGTATATTGTTTGATAATTGGGAAGTAATTATACCAAGCACTACCTGCATCTCTAATTGCAGTTAATGTATCGTTATCTAAATCTGGATCTATCTTTAATAATTCTGTATAATGAATTTGCTCAACCTCTCCAAAGTAATAACAGTCTGAATAATCAGGTTTCTCAGTATAACTTTGAACAACTCTAGCAGGATCGACATAATCAACTTTTACTCCTGCATTTCTATCAAATGTATGACGAACACAAGCTTTACCAATTACTGTTAAATCGTAATCTACTCTTGGCTTGATACTATCATTATATTCATTCATATTAAGCAAAGTGTTGATAGCTACCTCTTCTGCTATCTCTATACTTGGCTTATATTTTAATTGCATATATAAGTCTAACTCCTCATCAGAATTAGGTATCTCATCTTCAGGAACGTTGAATGCATCAACTCCAAACTGCTCTTTTGTTAATTTAAGGATATCTTTTGCAACCATATCAGATTGCACCATGTCTTGAAATAAGTTTTTCTTCTCAGCTGACATTGCATCTTGAGCTTCAGCTTTGATGTTATACATACGGTCATTCATTCCGTTACATACAATATCAACAAACTTAGGGATAATAGGTACAATAGCCCAGTCAAGATTCATATATGATAAATCGCCATCAACAGCAATCTCACCTTTATATTTTGCGATAGGCTGTTCTCCTCTTGCGTAAAGTCTTAATCTATGGAATTCTCCGAATTGATTGTAGTATCTACATGAGTTATTTCCTATACGTTTGAACCATTCTCCTTCAATTGCTTTACCAACTTTCAGACCGTATTCTTTAGACTCTTTTTCTGAGTCAGATGCGTTCTGATTTGGGAATGCTGAATTACCTATGATTACTGAAGCCTTTTTACTCTCCATTATTGTCTCTTAATTGACTAACTGAATTACTATTGTTGTATCTTGCAAATTTAATACTTATTTTTGACTTTTTAGTTTCATTGACAAACTTATGTTTTCTGTTCGCCATTATCGCTAAACCTGAAGAAATAGAGGCATCAAATTTAGTTCTATTGTTTATATCGAATCTAGCCCAATCCTCAAGTGTTCTAGTGAAATACATTGAACCTATCTCCTCAGTATCTCTGTACGTACCCTCGGTATCAAATCCTACATATTCCTCTACATAAGATTCAATGGATGATGCGTGAGCTTGTTTTACGTCTTCAGATGAGTTAGGTATTCCACCAAGTTCTATCTCTGTTCTAGACAGCTTTGTTATATGCTTATCAGGTCTATTCATAGAAAATGCTCTATATCCTCTATTCTTTAAATGATATAAAAGCCTAGGCTTATTGTTCTCCGCAAGTATTGGCATTCCATAAAAAACAAGAGCCATTAATACTTCCTCAAAGAAAATCTCTGCTGTCTGAGGTCTTGCTACATACTCCAAGAAAAACTCATTAACAGGAGCTTCTTCCATGTGGAATTTAGTCATTCCATGTAGTGCTCCATTCGATCCGCCCCCACCTACTGTACCTGATATATCATAACTATCACATCCAAACGTACCTAAATGATCGTTCCCTGGATATCTTTTTCCTCCTTTAATAAGAACATTATTCCTCATCTCAGGCTTTGGTATCCATGAGACTAAAAATCTTCCATTCCTATCAGGAGTCCATATAACTTCTGTGTCAGGTATTCCATTCTTCCAATGGAAACTACCTCTAGTTAATACTTTATCTTTGATTAGAGAGTCGTTATAATCTATTTGTTGGTATATCTTAGTCAAGTTAAATAAAGACTCTTTAGACTCATCTCTGAATGCGTGAGACTCAGTTCTAGGGAACTGTCTATAGAACTCATTTAATGCATCTGAATATGACTTCAATGCTGCTACCTCATTATTCCAATACTCAATAACTCCAATCTTAATCATCTCGCCATCCGCTCCAACTACTGGCTTTTCTGGAGTTTCAAATGCT